AGGCGGTTAAAATAAAAAAGACCGCACCAATTAAGGTACGGTCTGAACGATTTACTCATTTAAGTTAAATCTGATATTCATCTAATAATCATAAACTGGGTATCTTTATTGTAACATAAAATTATTACTTTTATAATTTTTCTACGCTTTTTTGATAATTATACAGTTTTTCGGCATTTTTAAGCGTTAAATTTTCAATCGATCTTTCTCCTCGACGCATAGCATTTATGTTTCCATAACTAACTCCGGTATCTTTGTTTATTTGATAACTTGATATATCGGCGTTTTTAATTAGTTTTTCAATAGTTTTATACAATTCGTTGTATGCATTCAATTTTAAGTAGAATGAGACGATTTTTTATTACATAAATATTAGCAGTAAAATATTAATAATGGCTAGTATAATTGTTAATATCATAAAGCAAGTAGTTAGTGTTCTGATTTTACGACTTGTCATGTCTAGCACCTCCAATTATAATGAGGTAAAGGGCTTGATGCCCTTACCTAAATAGTAGCGTTGCGATTAATGAAATGATTTGAATGATAACTCCGACCAAAGATATTATCATCATTCTTTTATCGTGACGCTCTTTTTTTAACCTTTCTTTTCGCCTCACTCCCTCACCTCCTAATTATATTATAGCTCATTTGAACTATAAGTTCAATACTTTTCTGTATTTTTTACATAAAAAAGAGGGACAAGCACTAAACTTGTCCCTCCATAAAATATAATGAAATTTGTAAACGTATAGGATATTATCCCAAGTTGATTATAGCATATTAATACACTTTTGTTATTCTTAAACGTTCATGCCATACCCAGTAATTATCACTTTCTCCATGTACCCTAGCCCAACCATCTAAGATTTCATATACATAGAACGTTTGGCCTTGTGGGTAGGTGATATTCGTCTTATTCCAAGAGTAATTACCTTTGCCACCATGACGTTCACATATCGTTACGCCTAGTGCATCGGCTTGTGCTTTGAAGTAACGTTTTCTACTCCACGTTAATTTTTCTGGTGGAATTTGTCCTACTGCTACTTTAGGTTTAGATTTCTTAGCAATCTTTTGTTGCTGTTGCGTTTGTCCTTTGGCTTTGACTGTTTCAACTGCTTTCGTTTTACCACCAGCAGGCGTAAGTTTCTCTGTGATGATTAGATCTTCACGTCTTACCCAGTAATTTGCAGTTTCTGAGTATACTCTAGCCCAACCTTCTCTAACTTCATATACATAGAATGGACTGAAATTCGCTTTGTAGAATAATTTAGTTTTCTTCATATAACCATTCTTAACATCTTCTCGAATAGTTACGCCATTCTCTCCAGCTTTAGCTTTGAAGTATGGTTCTTTAGACCATGTTAAGTTTTTAGGTAACTTTTCTTTGATAACAGGTGCTTGAGGTTTCTGAATGTTCACTTTAGTAATCTTCTTAACATCATATGTTTCATTGATGAATGACGGTACGATGTAGTGAGTTGTTCCGTAGAAGTTGTCTACACGTAATTTAGCAGGTGTGTTGTGATTACCGTCAAAGTTTTGTTCTAGAACTGTTTGAGTATTCGTACCACCACTATTATCCCACACTAAATAAATATGTCCGTATTCTTGATATATTCCAGTTGTACATACACCGATTGCTCCAACTGGAGGGATATAACTAGGTGTATTCTTAACAATCTGCCAACCTTTAGGAAATACGTTTAAAATTGCGTCCTTCGCATTACCCCACATTCTAATTGTGCCATCTGTTATGTGGTAAACGTATTGAACTGCTAAGTCCATACATTGTTCGCCATACATACCATCAAAGTCTACATACTTACCTTTCAAACTATACATATAGTTGATAGCGTCTTGATATGATTTAGTTTTAGGTCTTGATTTAGTATTCGTTACTTTCTTAGCATTATTACCAGCTTTCTTACCTTTAATCACTGGTACTTTTGTTTCATTCATATACTTAGCGACATATAAATCAAAGTTGTGTGTATCTCGACCTAAACCACATGCTGCAAGTAAGTTGCCCGGATCTTGTTTATCCGATTGTATATCTTGATGTCCTGGCATCTCATTTTTATAGTTAATTTTCCAAAACTTAGTTAAATATGCCATAACTTTAGCTGTATTCTCTAATGACTTGAGAGAACGTTTCTTATCAGTAAAGTAACAACCTTCTACACCAAACGCTGCATAGTCTGCATCAGCACCATACCATGCATTATCAATAGTAGTATTTAACATAACATGCCATGCGCATTCTGTTACTGGAATACAAATAATTGCTTCTTTATCGTCCACGAAGATATGTGCGCTTGCCACTTGTGACCAAGGAACATTGTAAGTGTTTCTATAATAGTTTACATTTTGTTGTGCAGTCGAATTCACGTTACCAGTATCATGAATGACTGCAAATTTAGGTTTGCCATCTTTAGTGTGTAATCGTTCCCCGTTTCGTCGCGTTCCTATTGGTAATAAGTCGTATCTAACTGGAACGCCATTCCAATATTCTGTCATTTATATTCACTCCTAATCGTTATTCGGTCTATGGTATGCTCTTGCTTGTGGACTATCTGTTAAGCCTGTGCTAGTACCGTCAATGACCGAGAAATACATATTTACTAAGATTGTGCCAATTGCGATTGGGTTGGAAATTACTTGCATGATTGCATGACCAACTGCATGCCATGAAGTCAACGCTTGCCAGTCGATACCTAGATAGACGAGTACAGGCAAGATTGCACTTGCAATGAGTTGAATAATACCTACTGAATGTGTCATTCTGATTTGCCAGTTAATACCTAAAAAATTCTTCATCTTCCCACTCCTTATTCAAAATAAAAAGCCAACACGTAAGTGCCGACTTAGTTTAAATATTCTTTTACTGCATATTCAATCGCTTGTGCGTATTCATACATCACAGCACGCCAACGATATCTGTCTTCTCTTACTTTTTTACTGAAATCATTATTACTAAAGAATGATTTACGTTGTTTGGTGGATAACTCTAATTGAACACCTAAACCTGTTTTAGTCTTGTTCGTGATGTTGTTAGGTTTAGCGCCACCTAAGTTGGTTGGTGCGTCTTGTACGTCAAAGCCACGACTTCTTAAATGACATTTAATAATTTCTTTTAGTTCTTCGTTACTACCACCAATCAATGTGCGAGCATATTCGTTATCAGCGTAACCATGTACAGAAATTGAGTAATCAATATTTCTCATTAAGTTAAGCAGTTCTGGGTTGTCGTAACGAGTAGATGTAACATGCAATTTTACATTGTCACTTGGTAACTTACCTTTAAATGTGAAATAGTTACAATCTAACTTTTGAGAAATGAGTAACGCGAGTTCGGATGAACCAGCTTCAATACCACCACCATGTGGCGCAAAACTAAGAATATCGCTTTTGTTTGTATTCATCTCGATTGACCAATCATTTTCTTTACCTTGTAATTCAATCATTGAACTATATAAGTCTGACACCATCATTCACTCCTTATTTAAAATAAAAAGCCGACCTAAAAAGGTCAGCTTGTGGTTATTCTTTAACTACATCTTGGTACTCTTGTCCGGTTAATTTCTTAAATTCTTCTTCTGTAACGAAACCTCGTTTTACGAATAAAGCAAACTGTTCTTCATTATATAAACCCATTTTATAGTATCTAATACCGATGTTACGCATTAATATCACTCTCCAAAACTTGTAATGTTAAATTCGCCATATCATTCTGTAAATTTACTACTGTATTTTGTGTCTCCATTAATTGTAATGTTAAATCTGCTATTAAAACATCTTTATCATCCGGTGTTTCTTCTACTTCAAATTTAGGTTGTTGCTCCAACCATTCTTCATACGGTGTTCCTATCCATTTTTTACCATCAAAATGAATAGGTGCATAAAGACCTTCTGGTGGTGCGATATCAGTCCATTGTTCTTCTGGGTATTCTAATTCTCCATCTTTATTTTCCATAGCTAAAAACGGAGTTCCATCATAAAAATAAATTTGTTTTATTTCCATATTCTACACTCTCCTATAATGATATTGTTCCTTCGATATAATAAACTCTGCTAGAATCTATTTCACTATCGGGTTCTAAGATTATTTTTAATTCTCCGTTTGAGTTTAAAATTATATTATAAATGGTCAACGTATTCGTATATGAGTCTATACCTGCTTTTGTGTATTGCATATACCCACTTATTTTTTGCGAAATATTCGTTGGTAACTTTGCAAACACCATCGTTTTTGAACTGACATTACTAATTGCTCCGTTAATAAATAGCATATTAGTATCATTTATAGAAACGAGCCTATATTTTGGTTGGTTTGCCCGCCCAGCTTGTGTTGTTCCGTTAATTAATAAAAGAGATTGCCAACCTGTATCTGTATAAGAAATAGTAGATCCATCTTTACCCGGTGGACCTTGTGGGCCACGTTCACCTTGTGGACCTTGCTCACCAGTATCACCTTTTGGCCCCATTGGTCCTGTTGGGCCTGCTGGACCAATCTCGCCATCTATTCCGTTTGCTCCTTGTTCACCTTTTGGCCCTTGTGGACCAGTATCGCCTTTGTCACCTTTTGGTCCTTTAAAACGTTCGATGTCCTTTAATAAAATTCGTTCAACGATATCATCTAGCATATCAACATGAACTTCTTTACCGATTGCTTTTGTGATACCACTATCGTTTACTTTGAAATAGAAATCCGCCACATGTGAACTATCATCAGTCGAATTACTACTATCAATTAAGAATAATTTTGCTTGTACACGTCCTACATGTCTTGTTACGTAATCGGACACGTTGTAACGCACATGACCTTCTTCTGCTTTCACTACTTCTAATTCCTCATTAGTAAAAATAGAGCCATCTTCAGCAATTAGATGCAATACTGGTTTGAATGTCGTTTGATTTAGATTTACTGGAATAAATTCTTTTTCTTCGCTAAAGATATTACGCTTTTTAATATGAATATCTAATACAGAAGTAGAGTTATCCATTGTGTAAAGATTGACATTGATATTACCTAAGTCAATACCTCGCTCATCCATACGAGCAGTTACCTCACCTTGCTTGAACGTTTCCATTTAAACACCTCTTTTAAATAAATTTAGGACCACACGCTGTCAGCATGTAGTCCTACGTTTGTTTGTATCGGTCACGTATAAAGTGTTCACCTTTTAAACCGATTTCATCATATAAACTTTTGATTGTATTCGCTTGATGTTGCGCCCAACGTACATCAGTAGCATATTGATGATTGCCGGGACTTTGTGGGTTCCAGCGCATTCTGTATAATGTTTGTTGGCCTTTATCGATATAACCTTGTCTAACGAATTTAGCACCACCAATAATAGCTTTGGCAGGAGTAGTCCAACCTTCGTTTTTAGCAAAAGTCATAGCGTAGTTAGGGTTATTGTCATAAGCACCAATACCAAAGTAGTTATAAGCGCCGTAACGACCACTAGCAAAGTTAGAGCGACCATAACCACTTTCTAAGAATGCATGTGAAATTAAGTAAATTTCATTTACATTATATTTTTTACAACCATCAGATACAGCTTGTCCTTGACCGGATAAAGTACCTTTACCTTTAAGAATAGAATTCAATTTCGATACGGAAATACCTTGATACTTACCTAAATTAAGCATTTGATACTTCTGACTTGAACTGTTCCAAATTTCTAAACTGTTCATTGCTTTTAATGTGTCAGAACGACTAGCATTGTACCAACCAGAACCATAGTTGATTTGTGGCCATTTTGTCATTTGAATATTAACTGCTTGATTAAATGTGTAATTACTATAAACGACAATAACTTTAGGTTTACTAGAAACTTTAGTTGTTGTTGATGTAGACTTAGAAGTTGATGGTTTAGCTGTACTACTTGAAGAAGTAGAACTTGATGATTTCTGTTTCTTATCAACTTTAATATCAATCTTAGTTGTCTTACCACTTTTTATATTTTTAAGTAGTTTATCTTTATTTGTATATAAATTGAGCAAAGATTGTTCTACTTTATCAAGTACCTTTGAAGAAGGTTTTCCGTCAATTAAAGGATCAAAGTTACCGTGTTCCATAACGGTACGCCATAAGTCGTCAGATACTTTTAAAGATGAGCGTTTTAGCGGAATGTTATATCCCTTTAGTTCCCCTACACCAAATATGATTGCATGTAATTCATTAAGTAAGAAATCTGTTTTAGTGTCGCTGTAATCTCCACATACTTCAATTACGATATAGTCAGGTTCGCTAGGTACTTTGACATCTGTATATCGTGGTTGCCAAATATGGTGACGGTCAATGTAGAAATGTGGATATTCAGAGTTAGAAATATATTTATTTCTGTCGTAGTACATCTGTTGTACTGAACACATTGTTCCAGCATTTTTAACTGCTAACCCTTTAGGTTTACGACTTCTTACTTCTCCGTTAGCAATTCTATGTGGTATAAATCTAGGATAATCAACTTTTTCATCATCTTCTGCAGTTACTGTAATAACTTTTTGTTCTTTAAGTGGCTCTTTTTTAGTTTCTGATGTCGGTTTGTCTGAAGAAGTATCACCTTTATCTTTGCTAGGTGTTGTATCTTTAGGTGGCGTTTCAGTTTTAGGTTCTTCCTTATAAGGTGGTCTGATAAAATAAAGATTACCACCCATACCACTGTAACTATGTTTAACATATGCAGCTTTACTACCGTACCAGTTGTTAGCCCCATACCAGTTTTGGTCGATTGACGTAAATGTATTAGTATCACTAGGACCAACTACAATTGCTGTATGACCATATGCACCATATGTCCAACACACAACGTCACCCGGCTTTGGCACAAAACTAGGTGTATTCGCATATATCTTCCATGTGCTATTTGGATATTGATCACGTCGTGCCATCGCATCAGCATTACCATATGTTCTAAAACCCCAATATCTATCGAAGATATAGTTAGGTAAGTCCCAACATTGGAACCCTAGCCTACCATCCACATCGACACCCTTATTGTTATCAGCTAACCATTTAGCCCATGCTACTACCTGCTTGGCTGTCGGTTTGCCAGATGAAGGTAAAATTGCCATTTATCCACCTTCTTTTTTTACATAATAATAAGTCGATACACGAATGTATCGACTTATTTGAATATCAACGGTGCAAGTTGCATGGCTGTTCCGAGTAAAGCAAATATTCCACTAATAATTGCTGTTGCTATCCCAACATTCCATTTTTGTTTATCACTTACCGTTGCATTAATCTTGTCTAATTCATCTGAATGTTTATCTACTTGATTTTTAACTTCGTTGAAACCGTCTTTAAAACTAGTTATTTCTCCACTTATTTTTTCTAAGTGCTTTTCAGAACGTTCCTGTGATTGATAGTTTTTTTCTTGTATTGCGTTTTGAGTATCAATCTTACCGTTTAAAGCGATAATTTGCTTGTCAGTCTGATTGATCCGTTCATAAATTTTACCGTTACTTCTTTCAAATTCGTGGCGTTTAACGTAATCATTTTCTTCTGACAATCTCAGCACCTCCGAAGAATGCAAGTCCCACGTTTATCATGGTTATCGTGGCGAACTGCAAAGGTGATAACCAGTTAATCGCATTGTAGACACTTGCTGATGTCATAAAAAAATAGAAGATTGCATTTCCGCAGCCTCCTATTAATATGAGATAGTCAAAGATATGATTTAATTTTTGTTTTGGTAAGAAAAACGGTGCGATAATGATAAAAATACTACAAATCATTCCTAAAACGCCCCATACCCAAATTGGCATGATGTGATGAAGCGCTAAGTAAAAATCACTATCATCAAGAATATCGTTTTGTTCTTTTGCCCAAAAGAATCCACGTTCAAACTCTAGTAAACCTATTCCACTAAGCAATACCACAGCTAGTGAATAAAGTATTGTATTCTTTTTCAAAATATTGCACCTTCTTTCTATTAGATTTCATCAACATCTGCAATCATTTCACCTACGTTTATATTATTTGTTGCATCGTACCAATTTCCCCAACCTGTTGTATCGCCCATTTTATTGCGTGAATAAAATACATGACGATTGAATGGGAAGAATAACACTTTTTTATAGCTACTACTTCTTGCCATAACAAGTAAATAACCGCTTTGATTATTTGGATCGGGTGAATTAACTGGATTGTATGCATAATAAAAACCTGACGTATCAATACCACTCATAGTATAGAGGTCAGGGTTATCAATTCTAGGAATATATCCGTTGTCATCAGTAAATGTGAAACGTTGTAATTGTGCATTACTAAGCGCTTCATCGACTTTTTCTTTAATCATTTTATCGAAATCAGGTAATTCAACTGATTGCGGGTTGGTAACGTCCCCTACATTTGCTTTACCATTTAATTGTGTAGTGAGTTGTTCATTCGTGGGATAGTTTTCAAGTAACGTATTTAATTCACTTTCAGTGATAAAGTTTTCTGTTCCATTTTCAAGTTCCTTTAATGTTTCCAACACTTTATCGTCGATTGAGTTTAGTCTATCTATAAGATCTTTTTGTGTGTTTTCTGCAAATGCGTTCATGTCATTTTTCATATCATTCACTTGTTTAATGAAAGCATTTTTCTGTGCATTTACAAACGCAGTAAAATCAGCTTGTGCTGTCTCGATATCGCTAAAGTTTTGAGATACATTTTCAATTTTCTTTTTGAAGTTATCAATTAAATCGTCAATTTCACGAATATAACTAATTTTGATATCGGCATCAATTTGATTAATCAACGCATCTTTGACATAGAAACGGAATTCATTTAATACAACAGTATCTTTGCGACCAACAGCTTTAATGTAAATTTGACCTGTCACATAAGTATCTGTTGCAGCTTTTAAGAAGTTGTTATCCAAAGTAAGTTGAATGATACCTTGCATCGGATTAACGTAATCAACTTGAACACGTCCGGTTGACGATCCATTATCAGATACAAAGTAAGCATAAATATCAGTATTTACTTTACTGATTTCTAATGGATAATCTTGTTTTCTTACTTGAAACGTTAAAACTGCTGTATTGATATCCATGTTATAAAAAGCGATATTCTCGTCAGTAATAGGCTTCAAACGTGGCTCATCAACAACTGTGATTTTCGCTTCTTTTTTTAAACCATCCATTTAAAAACCTCCTTATTTTTTAGTGATAATCTTATTACGAACATCAAACGGTGCTGGTTTATTTGGATAGATTTGTTTGAATGTTTGCTCTTTTTGGTTGCCATATCCTGTTGAAGTAAACATTTGAACAGCATTATGAGAATGACTAGGTGTGAATTTAACATTAAGTACCATATTCAATACTTTTGCATATCCTTCTTTTCTCATTACATCTACAACTGCCATAACTTCATTTGTCCGTTTAACATTGTCGGGTGTTGTTGTAGAAAACTGAACAGGTGCCACTGCATGTAACGGAATAGTATGAATGCCAGCCGGTAATTTATGTTCGATTTTAAATAATTGACGTCTTCTTGTTTTGCCATTACCACTAAATGGATTGTAGTTTTGTGCAACACCCGGATTAACGCCAAATACTGTATCTTTAGATAATTGAACTGTGATTGATCCGTTTAATTCTACGAAACCATTTGCAGTGACTTTAAAACGTTGTTGTGTCATTAACATACGTTGATATCCATCTTTAGCGATAAGTGAGAAAGGTTTAACGCCAGAATTGTTATAACGACTACTATATACAAATGATTTAACAATAGGTTCGTTTGCTGTTCTTCCGTTTTGACCATTATATAGGCTCGACAATCTTAAAAGAATATTTCCTAAGTAATATACGCTACGCCACATTTCCTCTGCGCCTCTAGGTTTACCAGCGCGACCTTCATATACTTCAGGTAAGAATGATGTAATACCTTTCGTGATACCAACCCAATTTGAGAATGACGCTAATGTACTTGAACCCCAAGTGACATAATCACCATAATTCGATAATTCCATTAAAAGTTGTGTCATTTCGTTATTAGGTTGATTAGCAAAACGTGGATAGAATAAACAATAGTCACTAACTTGAGATACAATGTTGTGGCAGTCCATGTGTGCTGTAATTTCACCTAAACTTTCAACGAGTGTTTTCATATTTCTACTTTCACGTTCACTAAATACTTTAGAGCCTTTATAGTTCTTACCACTCGGACTTTTACCGCTACCATTTTCCCAGTAGTAATCAAAATTACGATTTAAATCGACATTATTTACATTTTCACGTTCTTGATTAGCAAAGCCCCATGGATTTACGATAGGAACCATGACAATACGCACGTTTTTACGTAAATAAGCGAGTTGTGGGTATTTTTCCCACTCGTTCACAACTAAGTTCATGAAACGACTCATAGCGTAAAACGCACTATACTCATTACCATGAATACAACAAGTGACTAATACTGTTTTACTGTAATGTTCCGGCTCAAATGTATAACTATATACGTTGTATTTGTTTGATTGGTCTTTACCAATGTACTTTTTGAAACAATATTTATTATCGACAAACACGTCATAGAACGCTTTTAAGTTTTCAGTTGGATCATTACTTAATGGCGTTTCATTTACACCACGTTCAGCACTTTTCATGTAAGGTGGATTAAATAAATATGCAGGATCATCAGTAACATTCATCAATTTATCTGTTTCTTCTTCAATGTATGAAAAATCATGTTTTAAACGTTCAGATAATAATGAGTGGCTTTGGCCATCCATAGAAATACGACTGTCACGCACTTCTTGTTGGCCGTTTCCTAAATTACCTAATACTAAGTTTTTAACACGTTCATTTTGGTAACGAAGTTCTTTATCAACTGTGGTACTAGGACCAGTAGGAAGTGTGTACTTAATTTGTTCGGCAGTATGTGCTTTTGTTTCATTTCGACTATGCTTATCTAATAACTTTTCGATATTTGTTAACATATCTCTTGTGGCAATAAAATTTAACTCATTTTCTCTAACAAAACGAGCGCCAAATATTGCATCTAAGTCGGTATATATCGTTTTTCTCATTTCAAACCTCCTACTTTAGTTTCAAGTTGCCATTGGCATCAATGACAATATCAGCACTACTTAAATTAACGACTGTGCCATCTTCTTTAGTCGCTTTTATATCTTTAGTAGCACTATCTTCTTGTTGGCGTTGTGTAGTTTTAATAGCTGCATTTGTTTTTGCAGTCGTTACTTTATATGTGTGAACAAAGCTATTTTGACCGCCTAATTTCCCTACAGCTGCTGCTGCTTCGCTTACACGTTTTTTAT